GCTATAGTCAATGATCCAAGAGAAGCGGTTGAAGATATCCCAGTTAGGTCATAAGCCATTTCATGAGATATAGTCCCAAGAGAACCAGTTATAGATATTCCAGCTAGGTCGTAAGCTATTTCATGAGATACAGTCCCAAGAGAAGCGGTTGAAGATATCCCAGTTAGGTCATAAGCCATTTCATGAGATACAGTTCCAAGAGAACCAGTCGAAGATATCCCAGTTAGATCGTAAGCCATTTCATGAGATACAGTTCCAAGAGAACCAGTTGCTGAAAAACCTGTTACAAGAATAAGTGGAGCTGAAGTAATAGTAACACTTCCAAGAGAACCAGTCGAAGATATCCCGGTTAGATCGTAAGCCATTTCATGAGATACAGTTCCAAGAGAAGCTGTTGATGAAATACCTGTAAGACCAACGGACATGTCGGTTACAGTTAAAGACCCGAGAGAAGCGGTTGAAGATATTCCAGTCAGATCGTAAGCTACCTCACAAACTACTGATCCAATAGAACCTGTTGATGAAATACCTGTAAGACCAACGGACATGTCCGTTACAGTTAAAGACCCAACATATCCAGTTGTACTAAATCCTGTTAAAGCTACATCTTCATCATCAGCATTACCCCATGGTTCTGCTCCCCATGAGTCATGACCCCATCCTGTTTCAGGATAAGATTTCAGGTCCCCAAGACTGGCTGTTATAGGTGTAGGAGCTGTAAGAGATACAGTGAGGCCTGATTCACCCCAATTTTCAATTCCCCAATAATCACTTCCCCATCCTTGTTCAGGATAAGCGACTACAGTTCCAAGTGAAGAAGTTGTTGAAAATCCTGTTAGTGTAGTAGAGACTGTTTCGGAAGCCCAAGAATTAGCTCCCCATTTATTATTTCCCCAGGTAGCTGCCATAAGGAGTGTCTCCCTACGATGACGTTAATCTTATAATCGCGTTGGATGAATCGTTAGCTGGAAACTGAAGTGTGAAAGTTCCAGAAGAAACAGTTTTGTCTCCTCCAAAATTTATAACTAAAACAGAAGCGTTTGTAGTTAAACCAGTAATAGTGGATGAATTATAAATCATGCATCCTCTTGCAGTGAAAGTAGCTGATGTCCAGGAGATATCAGAAAAATCTGTGTAAGAAGTTGTTGTTGATTTTGCAACTCCAGTATTTGTTAAAGCTGATCCTCCGGAAGCATATCCTGAACCTGTTGTTGTAACTTCGTATGTATCTGTAGGATCGGCAGACGGAGTACCTGCAGCCGCCCATGCAGTTGTAGTTGTTCCCAAAGTTGCTGAGTTACTAGAATATAGGGCTATTTTAAAAGTACTACCTGCTGGAGTATCTCCAGAAGCGTTAAAGCTATGATGACCTTGTAAAAGCTCTTCTTTGAAAGTATTTGTTAAACATGATGTTATTGCCATAATTTTTTCCCCTTATTTACGGAGACGGTGACTTAACAGGTATTCTAACTGTTCCATCAGTATAATCGTCTCGTCTTCGTCTTCCAATTTGCGCTCCTGCAAATTTTTGTACTTCTTGTTTATATTTATTCTCGTATAATGTCAACATGTCTTGTGGACCTTTTAAATATCCATATGCTTCTACCAGACAGGCATATAAAAGTCCACTTGGAAAATACTGACTTACATAAGTCCCAGAAGTTTTAGTTTCTAATCCTAAAGGTACCATATCATAATACATTCTAAAATAATAATTAGCGTCCGGCGTAGGAGCTATATATATCCCTCCAGAAGTCGTGTCTGAAGTCCCTGTTGCCCCTCCAAACATTGCATAATATTTAGGAAATCCAGTAACATCTTGGGCTGTTTGATCGCCTTTAGTGCCGGTTAATCTATCAGTATATTCGCTTAAGTAGGTTTGGTCCTTTTTCTCCAACCAGTTCCCGGCTCCCTCGGTATTGGCTGTAGAATTAAATACCTCTATTCCCCGTACAAAAACCGTTCCAGTCGCCCCTTTACTTCCTTTACCACGGGCATAGGCCGTATTATCATCAGCTGCCAATGTTCCTTCTGCTACATATCTATATGCATCAAGTGGAACATCATAAAAAATTCTATGTTCTGCGTTTTCTATAAATCTGCCTAGAGTAGCACCACTAAAAATAGTACTATCTACTTCCGTATAACTTCTAATGTCAGCTTCTAATGCTGAAAGTGTATATCCCGCCATTATAAACTCTCTATATTAAGAGGACTCACAACACAATTAAATCCTCCCCCTGTTGCAGTGCCTGTTGCAGCACTAGGTAGTGTTATTGTAAAACTATTTTTTTCTGTTACCGTTGTATTAGCATCATTAACATAACTTGTCTCGATCAAAGAAGCAACTTTAAAAGACCCATAGACCGTGGCTCCGGAGTCATGAGTTCCAGCTGTTGTTGAGGGAGGAGTATATCCCCGATAAACGGCGGAAGTTCCCCTCGTACATCCGGTTAGATCATTAGATGATCTTCCAGTATATGTAATAACTTCATTTGCATACAATCCGGTAGAACTATCTATTTTTTTAATCATAATAGATCCTGATGTAGGAAAATTAGATCCATCGGTTAAAGTAATTGTTGTAGCAGTAGCTGTAATATTTCCATTTAAAGTTGTTTGTAATTGTAACTGTGCGACTGAAACCCCACCAACAGGTTCTTTGACAGAAGTAAATCTTAAAACATCATTAACTTGCAGCTGACTATTTTCAAATGAAATAGTCAAAGTTGTATCGGATGAAGTTGTAAAAGGATTTTTAGTTAAAAAACTCTGAGTTCCGAACTCTGTTCTTGCAGGCCGTGCTGTCCGTAATGCCTGTGGATCTGCACTTGTCGGCTTAGGTTGAAGTTGTGGTTGCTTAGGTTCATATTCTGAACTATGAACAAATGCTCCATTCCACTCTCGTACCATTTCGTTATAAGGAAATGCTAAACCAGAACGATCCGAAATTGCTAGAGCATATTTGCCTTGTGAAAATGTAGCCATTAGCCAACCCCCGGATAATATATTTGAGGTGAAATATAAGTAGAAGCATCAGAACCATCTTCTGCTTCAGCTCTTGCTAATTCATCTTCATATAACATTTTCATTTCTTGTACTTTTTGTGGTGTAGTTGGATTTTTCTGCGCTAAAAGAAAAGCTAGTCCAGCTACCATACAAGGTACATATCTATATGGAACATCAGCTGCGTTCGTAAAAGCACCTACATCATCAATTCGTTTTGTATAATAAAAATTAATAAGGTTTCCATCTTGTGCTGCGCCAGGAGTTAAATATAAAGTCATTGTAACTTTATCTATAAATCTTTGCACCCAATATTGAGACGGAGTACCGGTAGCCGTTTTATTTGAAAATCCTTGATATTGAGATCTACTAATTTTTGTCATTGGAGTATCAACAGTTGTTGAAACTATTCTATAATTAGCTTCCTGAATATCTGTCATGCCGTTTGGAAACTGTGTAACAGTATCTCCGGAACTATGAGTAGCGGCCGTGCTGCCGTTTACTCCTCTTGTACATCCCGTTAAGTCTAAAGTTGATATTCCTGTATATCTAATTTGTTCACTATTAATGGTTATAATTCCGCCAGTTGTCGGCATGCCTGTTACTGAAGCAACACCAATTGTGGTGACACTTGCATTTATTCCTGCTGATAATGTAGTGGGAATACCTTCAGACGCGCCATCTGCTGGTGAACGATAAAAAGTATAAGCTGATTGATTTTCGACTAATTTGACATTTTGATTTTTTACTTCCCAAAAATGAAGTCCTCTATTACCCCATTCAGAAAATAAAATATTTAAAGATCGTTTTGCTGTTTTTAATTGATAACCAGAAACACCCTGAAGACCAATACGTTCGTACGCATCTTCAATAATTTCATCTATACCAAGGTTCTTATCAAAAACATAAGAGCCAGATGTTGTATTTACCATCTAATCTCCTATCCATAATAAATGGTGCATGAATCAATATTTGCTAATGTTACATAAGCTGCAGTGGCAAATTTAACTCCATTACCACCAAAATTAAAATTTAAAGTATCATTACTATTTGCTCCACCTTTAAGATGAATTTTAATATCACCAGTTGCAGTAGTAGCATCTTGAATAGTTATTTCACCGTCTGCTCCAGTTAAGTGTGCGTTCAAACTTATAATTCTAACTGGTCCAAGATTCGCGGCTGATCCAGCTATGTAGCCTTGCAGTCTTCCTGAAGTCG